TGGTGTGGCGGTTGCTGTTACCACTGCTGTACTTGTCGTTAGTGATAGCCCACGAGTGCACGTTGTATGTCGGCTTCCAACCACCTACCTGCGAATCACGGATGTCGCTGTATCCAATCCACCCGATAGCCCAAGGACAGTCGTCACGTAGCACCCATGAAGACGTTCTGGTGCGTTGCACAAACGTGATACCTGAATCACGTGAACATAATGCGCCACCTACATCCTGCGTGAACTGTCGGAACATAGCACGGTCATCCTCATCACCAAGCCCATCGAACTTCCATGACTCCGCCGCTTGATCCCTACACTGTTGTGCTGATACCCATTTAAAGCTCATTGTTCTCTCCTCGTTATTTGGTAGTCCGTGGACTACCGTTATCCGTTGCGTACTTTGTCGTACGCGTTTTTGATTACCTCGACCTCACGCTTGGCGGTCTCGGGTGTTAGCTCGTCGTGATTCAGCTCGCCCCGCACGAGTAGCGCGTTGCAGTGGTCCCTCACGATCTTATCGATGATTGCAGTTGCGAATGCGTATTCCATATCTATTGTTCCTCGTTGGTTGTAGGGTGCACTGTCAAATTGTGGAGTAACTCATCACGAAACTCATCCAAAGCGTCCGCCATACCCACCCTGTTCTCCAATATACGGTTGAGGCGTTGGATTACATAAACGATATCAACTCTACTGTCCATTATAGGTCTCCAGATTGTATGTTTACGTGCTTACCTGTGTCAGGCTTTGCTGTTTTGTTGTCGAGGATACACCATAACACGGGGCAGTCCCATTGACCCCATGATCCCCAGACGTACCCATCGGTCAACACCACACACGCTTGGGGCTTGATACTCTCATCACGCATGTAGTTGGGGACACACTCGACATTGGTACCACCACCGCCGATAGGCTTAGTCGCCTTGGGTAGATCGTCAAGCTCGTGCATATCGTATGTCTCGTTACCACGAACCCGAGAGTCCCAGTACAAAACACGTACGCGTTCAGGCGAGAGCGATTGACAGATTTGGTGTATCTCACTCATGAAGAGTGTCAACTCACGTTGTCCAATAGACCCTGACGTGTCAATGGCTATGACTAGCTCACCCACTTGGTCGTTGATACCGCTTGGCATGTAATACCCCGATGATACGTAGCGCCTGTTAGGACGGGACCATGTACTATAGTCACTGCCCGCGCACGTTGTGTTGATGAACTCGCGCAATACCTCACGCCAATTGATCTGTGCTTCGAGCAAGTCACCGAACCGATCACGCTCTGAGCCGTCGCCAATCTTGCCAGCAACCATCGCACCCTGACGTATGGCCTCGTCGATGTCACGTGCAAGCTCGCGCTTGTCGTCGTCGGTCAACTCTTGTGCACCCTCCCAGTCGTGCTCGTCGAACCCTCCATGCGTATTGACTCCAGTGGCAACGTTGGTATTGGCACCTGAACCGTCCGCGTTTTGATCATCTGATGAGTCGTTATCACATAGATGTTTGAACACGCGTGCCTCGTCCCAACCACGGTACTCGTAGTCGCGACACCCTTGGGATGGCATGACAGCGAACCCGTCAGTGTTGTCGTCACTGATCTTGATGTTGATCACATGGTCACACGCGACGTTGGCAAGCTGTGCGTCCTTCTTGTACATCCACTCCCACGTGGTGAGGTGTTTGTACAACTTGTGGTACACCTCGTGCAGTATCAAGAATCGAAGCTCCGCATCGTTGAGTGAGTCAACAAACGCACGTCCGTAGGTTTCATCGCGTCCGTTGGTACATGCGGTGGGCACTGTGTCAGACACCGTACGCTCACCGATCATGATCACACCAGCCAACGCCACATACTTGGGGTTGTTGACGATATCGTAAACAGCCTTGCTCACACGTTGCTCGACTGTCAGTTGTTTACCAATAGATAGCATGTCGTTCTCCTTGTGGTAGTCCGTGGACTACTTCTTGTCCGCCGCGAACATGTGGTTGTTAGCCATCGCCCAGTCGGTGAACTTGCGATTAGTCATGATGATCTTGCGGTGTGCGTATGTGTCACGCGTCACCTGTCCACCGAACAAACCTTGTGCGCTAGCGTCGAGTCGGTCGAGGTATGTCATCCACTGGTCAACCCAGTCAGCCGACATCGTAGCCAATGACCTGTAAACAACCATACACACAGCCGCCGCACTGTCAGGGACCTTGGCACCTAGCGGGTCATCCTTGATGGATTGGAGCGAGGGTAGCTGATCGGCCAGCTTCACAAACGCCATCAGGTCCATCGCACCACGGTCACCGATAGTACCCATGAGTAAACTTGTCAGGGTCTGATCATCGAATAGGTGACGTTGCTTGAGCCAATCGGATGTGGCTTCGAGCGAGCGAGGTGTAACAAACGCCGCACGTTGCGCCCGTGGGTGGTAGATGTACGGGTTGTCGTCAGGGTCTTTGACATCCTCGAACCCAGCGAACAACTGCGGGTTGTCCTTACACCAGCCGAGTACAGTCGGGTCGATGTTGTTGTTGATGCCCCACTCGATCCACTCGACGTTGCTGGATTTACGTAGCGTCACCACTGTGATGCGGTTGCGTGCGTGTGGTGGTAACAAGTCACCGACACCCTCGGCCCCGAGGTTAGTCGTGGCAAACACAATCGAGTCAGGGTGTAGCTCGTAGCCGCCGACCTTGCGCTCCAACATCACACGTAGTAACGCGTTCTTAACTGCGGGGTTAGCCTTGCCGTACTCGTCAATCATCAGGATGATCGGCTTGCCGTGGTGCAGACCCAGCTCCTCATTGGTAGCAAATTTGACGAAATCGGCGTCGTCGAGTGTCGCCATCTTGGGGATCATGATGTCGCCCAGATCCTTGGTGGTACAGTCGAAGTAACACGGTACGTGGTTCGGTAGTGTGTCTGATAACGTGTTAAGTAGTGACGACTTACCTGTACCCATGTGACCCTGTACAAGAATCGTTCGATCGGTACCGCCATGCTGAATAGCAGTGGCAACTTGGCTTAGGTTTAGTGCATACATATTTTGTGCGTTCATTGTCATTCTCCGTTGGTAGTCCACGGACTACCGTTTTAGTAGTGTGTTTGTTTATTAGATATCGAGTGATGGTAGAGACTTGATGGCACTGTCCACAGCGCGCTTAGTCTCAGCACGTAGAAACGCGTCATCACGTAGTGCGTCCGGTGTCACCCCACGAAGCGCATCCTCAAGCTGTAGCCGCATAGCTGACATCTGAGAGTCACCGGTCACGTTGCACACGTCGAGCAGATCCACCATGTCGAGCACGTTGTCCACGAGCGAGTCACGAAATATCTTTTTCTTCTCGTGGTCACCGTAGTCGAGACGCTCTGACATCTTAGTGAGTGAGTCGTACACACGGTGCCACACGTCAGACATGGCCCGCTCCAAGAACCCGCTGTACTGCGCGTTGTAGTGGTCAACCAACTGATCACGCGCGTCGTTGCCCACGTCAACACGAAAGTCCCCCGCGTCAGGTAGCGGTAAGTAGTTAATACGAAACCCGAACTTAGATGCGATGGAATCGGCAGAGGGATAGTCGTCACGGCTGAACAACGCACCCAAACGTGCTTGGGCTTGGCTGATCTCCCACTCGTACGCGCTGATGAATACTTGGGCCAAACGCTCGAACTCGTTTTGGAAGTCGGTCATCGCGCTGTGGTATTTGGCATACATGGCGGTAGGTAGTAGGCGCATACCTGTATCAGACCACGGCATGGTCATCGAGTAGTGAATGTTACGTGCGTTAGCCGCGAACTTTTGAACGGCTGTTAACTCGTCACAGTTGCCTAGCAGTTTCTTGTGCACGTTAGCGATACCGGAGTCAGCACCGTTGGTCCGTGTCACGTCAGTCGATGCACGCTTGTCGAGCTTGCGCCCTGTCCACGTAGAGAAGCTGACCTCTACTAGCATTGCAGAGGATGCAATCGAAGGTGTCGATGGTGCACTGATAGCTGGTGCTGTTTCGTTAGTAGGTAGTCCGTGGACTACTGAATCATTGTGTAACATAGTCGTTCTCCTCGAACACTGTTGTAGTTGGTAGTCCGTGGACTACCGTGGTTAGAACTGGGAGGCCGTAGCGTGACGCGTGTAAACATGTACAGGCGTGGGAAACACACGTACGACCCCCCAGTTGTATTATTATCTCATAAGTGACAGATGATGTCAAGTTATTACAAAACGTGGGTAGAAGTGTAATGTTCTGTTGTATTGTGTATTGTTCTTGTAATGTTCGTTTTTGAAATGGCGTAAGTTTTTGATTTACAAGTAATGTTCTAATGTTCGCTTTTTGACGGAGATAAGAGCTACCCTGAGAGAGTTCTCTCGAACGACTGGAAAACGAACAATAGAATTAGTGTTACGTTTACAGAAGCGTGTAATTTTCTAAAAAACGAACATTATAGATAGATTGATAGATTGATAAGATATGTAAAGTTTTGATAGGCAAGAATTGGCAACCTTGCGCGTTCGCGCTCATCATTTGCCACGAAAATATAATGTTCGCACATGCTCTAAAAAAAGCGAACATTAGCCGAACATTACGAACATTACCGCGAACATTACAAAAGAAAAAACGAACATTATGTTTTTGTGTCATGACGTGCTACCACGTGCCTATACGTGGCAACACGTCAGGGTGAGGCTCGGCGCGACATCTATAACTGGTCTCAACTTGGTAGTCCACGGACTACCATTTACCCCGGACCCGGGCCCACGTCACGCATACGTGATAACACGTGAGGCTCGGCGCGACATCATTAACTGGCATCACAAGGCGCAACGCGATGAGGCTCGGCGCAACGGATATAACTGGTATCAAACGACGGGCACAAAAAACCCGCCGAAGCGGGTTGGTGTTAACGTGCATTTATGTAGCGGGCCAGTGAGTCGATACCGGTCAATAGGGATACACTGAGCACTGCCGATATCAGAGCGGTGACCCACATAAAATTTAGCAGTGCCATCATGGTGGATAGAACAGACACTGCCGCGAATATAATTAAGAGAACCATCAATATAGACATAACGTGTTACCTCAAAAAGAAAGGGCCCCGAAGGGCCCGATGGGTTAGAGTGATTTGATCACTGCGTTGATGGCCTTTTTGATGCTAGTGGCATCGTAGTCGGGCGTTTCATCCTTCTCGCAGATCGCTACCGCTTTAGCGAGCGCCTCTAGAATTTTTGTCCTAGAGGTTTTAGGAGTCTGAGCATCACCGCTATTGGGTAGGTCTTTTTCATATACCCACCCAGATGTGAACTCATCTTCGACTGCCTCACCATTCTTGAACACTGGCAATTCATCGGACCATACAACTGAGTCCAATTTGGCCGCGATTTTACTAAGCCGTGAGGCGGGTTGTTTATTCCAGTAAACCCAATTGCCAGTAGTCAATTCCGATTTCTTTACGGAAGCGCAGTCCGTCTTTCTCTTCATCCCCGCTTTACCTAGTGCGAGGATTTCTTGCGCGTGTTTCGGTAAACCCTTTATCACCGCATCCCGTAGGAATTCACGTTCGGGTTTAGTAGCACCGAGCGGGTTGGCCTCGGGGTCGTACGCTTTCACGTTAATAGCAAACTCGAAACCGGCGTCTTTCATACTGCACAGCAGTGCGAAACGCTGTTCCTCACTGCGTAAATCAGCCGCAGTAGATTTGGTGATCAGAGTGCTCAATTCTGAATTTAACGAGCGGGTTACGATTGAATCGTTCATATCACTGTTTCCCTAAGTGATTAAAAGAATGTGGTAGTCCGCGGACTACCGATTGCGCCGATAGGGTTTCCCCTGAAGGCAGAGCCATTAAACCGTATCATGTGATAACAAATCAAGGGATATAGCAACGCGCGGTTTATTTTTATGGTGTTATGTTAGTACGCGTAGCAAATCGTGATATCCGATGGGGTACCGCCCCCCTATGACCCCGACGTCAGCTCGTGACTCTGTATCACCTATATATTACTAATTTCCACAAACTTAGAGTCCATTTTTGAGTTCGGGCTTTACCCATTTTTGAGTTCGGGCTTTACCCGTTTTTGAGTTGGAGCTCCCCCACCCCCTCTATATAGGGAACACCCCCCGTCTCTTTTAAAATCGGCGTAGCAAAAATTTTTTGCGTAAAAATTTTGAGTTTGGTATAAATTGCCACCAACGGTTAACAAACCTGCGGAAACAGTATGTCTCTAGAGATCGAACCTGAAGTCGGTGTAGCGATTTCAGAGAAAGCTCCTAATCTTGATCTTCGGACTCGCGTAGAAGCCGCGAGTAACACCGCCGCTATGCTCTCTGAACACGGGCTAGAGGTGGAACCGACCGCAGAAGACAACGATATTGCCGCCAAATTGACTTTGGCCTACGCAGATGACCCCGACAAGACGTCTAAAAAGGTGAGTGCCAAGCGTGCATCGTCGTTACCCCCTGCCGCATTGATGGCAACACACGGAATATTGACCCAGTTCGGCCATTCAGTGGTTGAAAGTGCCACCCAAGTGCGTCATCTGGTGACCAATAAGCTAATTGAAGAGACTGAGAACCCTGACCCACGCGTCAGAATCCGTGCATTGGAGCTGTTGGGTAAGATTTCGGACGTAGGTCTGTTCACAGAGAAGGCTGAAGTCACCATAACCCACAAAACAACGGACGAATTGCGCGAGAGCCTGCGTGCAAAGCTAGAAAAAATCATAAAACCCGACGAAGAAGCCGAAGATGCGGTCATTATTGACGGTGATTCCATTGATGTGGACGAAGAATTGGGGTTAACGGATGGCTGAACCAGCGTTGGACTTCTCAGACGAGGACATACAGACGCTATTAGACAATCTGGAGGCGTTTTCCGCCGACGAGATCGCTGAAATAGAGAAAATCACGGGTGAATTGTCCGCGAGGAAGGAGAATAAGGCCGCATACAACGATCTGATCGCGTTTTGCCAGCTTATGATGCCTGAGTTCATCGTAGGTAAGCATCACCGGATACTGGCAGACATGCTGATGGCGATTGAATCGGGCGATAAAGACCGTGTTTGCGTCAATATACCCCCTCGCCACGGCAAATCTCAGCTTGTTTCTATCTTCTACCCAGCGTGGTTTTTGGGTCGAAATCCCAATAAAAAGGTCATGATGGTGTCCCACACCACGGATCTGGCCGTGGATTTTGGCCGAAAAGTACGTAACCTAATTGCTACGGATCAGTATAAAAGTGTATTTCCTACCACGTCACTCGCACAGGATAGTAAGTCAGCAGGTAGATGGAACACGAACGTCGGCGGCGAATACTACGCGTGTGGTATTGGTAGTGCTCTTGCTGGTCGCGGTGCCGATTTACTTCTGGTCGATGACCCTCACTCTGAGCAAGACGTCATCAATGGCAACTTCGAGGTATTCGAGAAGGCATACGAGTGGTTTACCTTCGGTGCTAGAACCCGTTTGATGCCCGGTGGACGGGTAGCCATTATCCAGACACGCTGGCACATGGACGATCTGACAGGGCGTGTGACAAACGACATGTCTAAGAATGCGCGTGCTGACCAGTACGAGGTGGTGGAGTTCCCTGCGATCCTAGAGGTCCAGAACAAGAAGACGAAGAAGTACGTCGAGAAACCCCTGTGGCCTGAGTTCTTTGACCTTGAGGCGCTCCTGCGTACCAAGGCATCTATGCCGACGTTCCAGTGGAACGCGCAGTATCAGCAACAACCCACCGCAGAAGAGGCGTCAATCGTCAAACGTGAGTGGTGGAACATGTGGGAACAGGACAATCCGCCCCCGTGTGAGTACATCATTATGTCGCTGGACGCGGCGGCAGAGACCCATAACCGTGCCGATTACACCGCACTGACGACGTGGGGGGTGTTCCTCAACGAGGAGACTAGCGCCTATAACGTCATCCTGCTGAACAGTATTAAGAAGCGGATGGAGTTTCCTGAGCTGAAACAGATGGCGATGGAGGAGTATCAGGACTGGGACCCCGATGCGTTTATTGTGGAGAAGAAGTCTGCTGGTACGGCGCTGTATCAAGAGATGCGACGGATGGGCCTGCCTGTGTCAGAATACACACCGCACCGTGGCTCAGGTGATAAGATGGCACGGTTGAACTCTGTTGCGGACATTGTGGCGTCAGAGTTAGTGTGGGTACCACCGACGCGGTGGGCGGAAGAAGTGGTAGAAGAAATTGCTGGATTTCCGTTTATGAGCCATGATGACCTCGTGGACTCAACGGTGATGGCCCTGATGCGATTCAGGCAGGGAGGATTTATCCGCTTGCCCACAGACGAACCAGATGAACCACGGTACTTTAAACGTCGAAGTGGCGGGTATTATTAAGAGGCTAGGACATGGCTATAGAAAAAGGAATGTACTCTGCGCCAGAAGGCATGGATGAGATCGCTGAACAGGAAGGGTCTGAACTAGAAATTGAGATCATTGACCCTGAAGCGGTCATCCTCGACGACGGGTCGATGGAGATCACCTTGATCCCTGATGCGGGTATCGAGGACATGATGGCGTTTGACATCAACCTTGCCGAGGTACTGGACGAATCACATCTACAAGAGATATCGAGTGAGCTGACTGGCCTGATTGAGTCAGACATTGACGGCCGTAAAGAGTGGGCTGACACCTTTGTAAAGGGTCTGGATGTGCTGGGCTTTAAGTACGAAGAGCGTACTGACCCGTGGGAAGGCGCGTGTGGCGTCTATTCTACAGTCTTGGCGGAAGCGGCTATCCGGTTTCAAGCCGAAACCATGTCAGAAACGTTTCCTGCCGCCGGTCCTGTAAAAGTTAAGATTCTGGGGGAAGAGTCTAAAGAGAAAGAAGAGGCCGCTCAACGCGTTAAAGCGGACATGAACTACGAGTTGACGGAGCGTATGGTCGAGTACAGACCTGAGCACGAGCGACTCTTATATAGCCTAGGACTCTCTGGTTCGGCGTTTAAGAAGGTTTACTACGACCCTAATATGGGACGTCAGGCGGCTATCTATATCCCCGCAGAAGACGTTATCGTGCCTTACGGCGCAAGTCACATCGAGACTGCGGAGCGTGTAACGCATGTTATGCGTAAGACTAAGAACGAGTTGCGTAAGCTACAGGCGGCTGGGTTCTATCGTGACATCGAGCTGAACGAGCCACAGCCCTACCACTCTGATATTGAGGAGCGTAAGGCAGAAGAAGGTGGGTTCTCACTCACAGATGACAACCGCTATGCGTTGTATGAAGTGCACGTGGATATGGTCATCGAAGGTCTGGATGACTCAGAGGACGACATCGCCAAGCCATACGTGGTGACTATCGAGCGTGGTAGCGGTGAGATCCTAGCGATACGCAGAAACTGGAACGAGATAGACCCGCTACAGCTCAAGCGTCAGCACTTCGTACACTACGTTTACGTCCCCGGATTTGGCTTCTACGGCCTTGGATTGATCCACATTATCGGGGGATACGCCAAGGCGGGAACGTCGCTCATACGGCAGTTGGTGGACGCTGGTACGCTGTCTAACCTGCCCGGTGGACTCAAGTCTCGTGGCCTACGAATCAAGGGTGATGACACACCGATAGAACCCGGTGAGTTTAAGGACGTTGATGTACCCAGCGGCTCTATCCGCGACAACATCATGCCACTTCCCTACAAGGAGCCAAGCCAGACACTGCTTGCGCTTCTGAATCAGATTACGAACGAAGGGCGTCGTCTGGGTGCTATCTCTGACATGAACATCTCTGACATGTCGGCTAATGCGCCTGTAGGCACAACCCTCGCGCTCCTAGAGCGAACTCTCAAGCCAATGGCGGCAGTACAGGCACGTGTCCACTACGCCATGAAGCAAGAGTTCAAGATGCTCAAGGAGATCATGGCGGAGTACGCCTCGCAGGAGTACGGCTATGAGCCGATCCGTGGTGAGGTGAGCGCGCGTCAGATGGATTATGCGATGGTGGATGTGATCCCCGTCAGCGACCCGAACTCATCCACTATGGCCCAGCGAGTCGTACAGTACCAAGCGGTATTGCAGATGGCACAAGCCGCGCCTCAGATCTACGATCTGCCACAGCTACACAGGCAGATGATTGAGGTACTAGGCGTCAAAAACGCCGACAAGCTGGTCCCCACAAAGGACGACGCAAAACCGACCGATCCGGTCAGCGAAAATATGGACGCACTAACGGGCAAACCCCTACGTGCGTTTATCTACCAAGACCATCAAGCTCACATCGCGGCGCATACATCCTTTATGCAGGATCCCTCGATTGCGGCTATGATCGGACAAAACCCTCAAGCCAAGCGAATCATGGCGTCTCTACAAGCGCACATCGCGGAACACCTTGGGTTCAAGTATCGCCAAGATATCGAAGAGAAGTTGGGGGCACCGCTCCCACCACCCGGCGAAGAGCTACCAGAGCAGATCGAGGTGGAGTTGTCGCGCCTCGTAGCTGATGCAGGTGCACAGCTCATGCAAGGTAACAAGCAGAAAGCCGCCGCACAGCAAGCTCAACAACAAGCCAAAGATCCTGTCATGCAACAGAAGCAGGCTGATTTGCAACTCAGAGCGCAGGAAGTCCAGCGCAAGGCCGCGAAAGACCAGCAAGATTCTCAGCTCAAACAAGCTGAACTGCAACGCAAAATGCAGAAGGATCAGATGGACGCCATGTTGGATGCAGAGAAACTCAAACTGGACCAACAAGAACTTCAGATGGACGCGCAACAAGATGCCGCGCGGCTCGATCTTGAATTAGCGAAATTATCGGATCAACCAAAATGAGGTGAGTAATGCCTAAAACCGTCTTTGACGTGCTTACAGATAAAATCGACGAGCAAGTCTCGTCTGCACATACTTTCGTAGCGGGGGGTGTCCCACAAGATTACGCCAGCTACAGAGAAGTTGTTGGACTTATTCGGGGTCTGGAGTCCGCAAAATTAATCATAGAAGACCTCTCGCGTAACTTTATGGACAATGATGATGACTAACACTCAGCCGCTAAAATTGCCTGATGCTCCAAAGAAAGAAATCTCCGATGTTGACTGGGAACAACAACTCCCAAAACCTGCTGGATACCGCTTACTTATCGCGCTACCTGAAGTAGAAGAGTTCTACGACGGGGGCCTTCTCAAGACCACCAACTCCAAACAAAAGGAGTACATCCTGTCGATTATGGGTGTTGTCATAGACATGGGTGAAGGTGCTTATGGGGATAAAGAACGGTTCCCTGAAGGTCCGTGGTGTAAGGAAGGTGACTACGTGATGTTTCGTATGAACACCGGCACACGGTTCACGGTCAATGGCAAAGAGTTTCGTTTGATGAACGATGACTCTATTGAAGCCGTAATTCCTGATCCCCGTGGGATCATGGCAGTATAGGAGATAGACAATGCCTTTTCAGAAAGTAGAGTTCGAGTTTCCGCATGATGAAAACGGGAGCGAGAAAAATTTAACTATCGAGGTCGAGGGTTCAAGTGCAGAGACCATTGATACTAAAGGTAAAAAACCTGAAGCACCGGCTCCAAGCGAGGCGGATTCTTCTGATGACGGATTTGAGATTGAGGTGGTTGACGATACGCCGAAGGCCGACCGCAACCGAAAACCTTCAGACCCGCCCGAAGATGTTACGGAAGAAGAACTGGAGGATTACTCCGAGAAAGTTCGGCGACGTATTCAACACTTTAGCAAGGGATATCATGATGAGCGTCGAGAGAAAGAGAAGGCGCTTAGAGAACGTGAAGAGCTAGAACGGTTATCTCAACGCCTTGTTGAAGAGAACAAGAAGCTCAAGGATAGCGAACACAAGAGTCAGACGGCTCTGCTTGAGAACGCCAAGAAGTCGGCTGAAGCAGAGATCAATGCCGCTAAACGCGCTTACAAACGTGCGTACGATGCGGGTGACTCTGACAAGGTTTTGGCGGCGCAGGATAGGTTGTCAACAGCAAAGATCAAGGCTGATAAGCTCGAAGAGTTTAAACTGCCTCAAGAAGAGTATACGCTACCCGTTGATAGTCCTGAGCAGGAATCTGCTCCACAGCCTATCCAAATTGACGAAAAGACACGGACTTGGCAAAAAGAGAATCCGTGGTTTAATGAAGATGAAGAAATGACAAGTTTCGCCCTAGGGTTGCATAATAGGCTTGTCAAAGAGGGTGTAGACCCTCAAACTGACGATTACTACGAGCGAATTAATACTCGTATGCGAGAGGTATTCCCCGAGAACTTCGAGGATGAACCGGAGGTAAGACGAAGATCCAACAATGTGGTTGCCCCCGCTACGCGGAGCACAGCGCCTAAGAAAATTAGGCTCACGCAAACACAGTTAACGTTGGCAAAACGCTTGGGTCTTACCCCAGAACAGTACGCCAAACAGGTTGCATTAGATATGAGGAAACAATGATGGCTGAGAATCGTATAGACCGAGAGCTTAAATCTCGTGAAAAGACGACCCGCAAAAAGGCTTGGACGCGCCCCGAGGTACTACCCTCACCTAATCCCGAGCCGGGGTATGAATTCCGCTGGATAAGAGTCAGTTCGCAAGGTACGACTGACGCCACAAATGTTTCTTCCAAACTGCGTGAAGGTTGGGAGCCAGTAAAGGCTTCAGATCATCCAGAAATTACGTTGGTCACCATTGAGAACGATAGGTTCAAAGACAACGTTGTGATTGGTGGTTTGTTACTGTGCAAAGCTCCGGTCGAACTCATCGAAGAACGTACTGACTACTACAAACAGCAGACACGTTCCCAGATGGAATCTGTAGACAACAACCTCATGCGAGAGAACGATCCTCGTATGCCTCTCTTCCATGAGAGAAAGACGAAGGTCACTTTTGGTAACGGAACTTAATATAGGAGCTTAAAATGGCTTATCCTACTGTAAGTGGTCCTTATGGACTTGTTCCGGTAAAACTGTTGAGCGGCTCTCCTTTCGTAGGTGTTACTCGTCACTTCAAGATTGCAAGTGGCTATAACACAGCGATTTTTTATGGGGATGCTGTGAAGCTCGTTACCGGAGGCACTGTCGAGCGTGATACGTTTGACGCCGCCATGACACCTGTGGGTGTTTTCCTTGGCTGTACATACACCGATCCTAACCTCGGTTATAAGGTGTTCCGACAGTCATACCCCGCTAGCACTGTTGCATCTGACATCGAAGCATATGTTGTTGATGCAACTGACGTTTTGTTCAAGGCCGCTGTCGTATCTTCGGGTACAACTATCGGTGACCTTGCACAGACTGATATCGGTGCTAACGTCGCAGGTGTAGACAACACTGGTGATTCGACTTCAGGCAACTCTCGTTGCGCGATTTCTGACACAAGTGCTACAACTAACACCCTCCCTTTCCGCATTGTCGGTTTGGTTGGGGAAACTAAAAACAGCTCGGGTGGTTTTACTGAGGCTTACGTTAAGTGGAACGCAGGTCACCAGTACGACAACACGACTGGCGTATAAGGAGATTTGAGCAATGGCTATTTCACGCGCCCAGCTACTAAAGGAACTCCTTCCCGGACTGAACGCTTTGTTTGGTATGGAGTACGCAAAATACGGCGAAGAGCACGCCGAAATCTTTGAAACTGAAACCTCAGATCGCTCGTTTGAGGAAGAGACCAAGCTCTCAGGCTTCTCAGCCGCACCTGTTAAAAACGAAGGTGCCGCAATTGAGTATGACAATGCTCAGGAAGCGTGGACTGCTCGCTATACACACGAGACCATCGCGATGGGCTTCTCAATCACTGAGGAAGCTATCGAAGATAACCTGTATGACTCACTGTCTGCTCGTTATACGAAGGCTCTCGCACGTGCTATGGCGTACACCAAGCAGGTCAAGGCCGCTACTATCTTGAATAGTGCGTTTGACACTGGTGTGACCTACGGCGACGGTAAGGCACTTTGCACTACCGATCACCCACTGGTTAGCGGTGGTAGCAACTCGAATGAGCCAACTGTTGCGGCTGATCTTAACGAGACTTCTTTGGAAGCCGCCGTTATCCAGATCGCTGGTTGGACAGACGAGCGTGGTCTTCTCATCGCCGCCAAGCCTAAGAAGCTGGTAATTCCACCTGCTCTTCAGTTCGTTGCAACTCGTTTGCTCGAAACAGAAGGTCGCGTGGGTACTGCGGATAACGACCTTAATGCGATTCGCAATAACGGTTCTATCCCAGAGGGTTACACTGTTAACCATTACCTGACTGATACTGACGCTTGGTTCTTGATGACTGACGTTCCTAACGGTCTTAAGCACTTTGTCCGTACACCAATGTCTACATCTATGGATGCTGACTTTGATACTGGCAACAGCCGCTACAAGGCTCGTGAGCGTTACTCGTTCGGCGTGTCAGACCCATTAGGCATTTTCGGTTCGCCCGGAGCTTAATGACTAAGAGGGGGCATTTATTGCCCCCTTTCTTTTTGTGTGTTATAAAAAATGAATCCCTGACAGTTACATCCCGTAACTGACACTAGCCGAGACAGGAGATTCACATGGCTAATACTACTTTCCAAGGTCCAGTCCGTTCGGAGAATGGCTTTAAGGACATTACTAAAGCTGATAACACTGGCACCGTCACTGAGAACATTTCTATTACTCACGACGGCACGAACAGCGTCATCATCTTCAAAGACTTACCAACCGCTGATCCTTCTGTTGCAGGTCAACTGTATAGCAACTCAGGCGTTCTGACTGTATCCGCTGGATAAGGAGTGAACAATGCCTAGATCAGATGTTCAGTCTAAACGCGTAACGGGCACAGGATCTCTAGGTGTTGGGCCTGCACGCATTCGCCAAGTGCAAGTTTTGAGCACTACAGGAAGCCCCCGCCTTACTATCACCGATGGTAACGGTGGAAGCACTGTATTAGACCTAGACTTTGTTGCTTCTGACTCTCACTCCGTCAACATTCCTGACGACGGTATTCGGTGCCAGTCAGACGTGTATGTAAGTGCATTCACTAACATTACTGCTATGACAGTGTTCTATGGGTAAATACTATGCGGGCTTACTACAAGAAAGGCGGCTCGGTTAAGAAAAGCCCTGCGTGGACGCGCAAGGAAGGTAAGAGCGAGTCGGGCGGGCTTAACAAGGAAGGAGTTGCAAGCTACCGCCGGGAAAACCCCGGCAGTAAGCTGAAGACTGCGGTAACGACCAAGCCTAGCAAGTTAAAGAAAGGTTCTAAGGCCGCTAAACGGCGTAAGTCTTTCTGTGCCCGTATGAAGGGTATGAAGAAGCGCAACACTAGCGCAAAGACAGCGAATGATCCTAACAGCCGCATTAACAAAAGTTTGCGGAAGTGGAACTGCTGATGGCGTTCCTTCAGTCAAACATACCGCATTTTAAATGCTGGGTTCGTAGGGAATATACGCACAACCACATGGCATATCATGGTGAGTTTTTGCACGCTATGGTGATCGCCGTAACTACCATACCTAATCGATGCCTGTCGTTTCAGGTCATTTTTACTGGCTGTGAGACAGACGATACCGATGAACCTAACGTTCATGGCGGAGCTATGTGGGCACGTATGCCTATTACGGCGCTTGTAGGAGATACACCCCTAGAAGAGTGGCCTGACCCTATGCCCGTATGGGCGGCTCAACCGTGGGATTGTGCGTCTCGTACGCATAGCGTGTACGTGCTAGACAGATGCACTCCCTGCCCTTGGATGGCAAAGATTGACGGTAAGTTCTACCCAGCTAAATATTACTTCACGGTGGACTACACCGATTCTGAGATCGCTGATGACCCAGCACAACACAAACAAGCGCACGTGCTTGAGTTGTTAGACGCAGGGAAGTGGACCGGAAACATCGTAGCGTTACCTAATAACAGGGTGCGAGTGTCGCATCCCGCGTGGTTTGAGATGGGAGAAGGCGCTCCTGATTTCTTACCCTCACAACATATTCACTACAGTAAGTCTGACTTAGACTACACATTGGATGTAAACCAAGTTTTTGACAATCTCTATGCGGAGGGAGATGACAATGAAAATGATGAAGAAAGGTTATAAGAAGGGCGGAATGCCTATGACAAAAGGGCCAGACGGGAAAATGGTTCCTGAGTTTGCTATGGACGGTAAAGGTTCGGGAGACATGGGTAAGAAAAAGAAGCGTGGTAAAGCTATGGATGCTGTTACGGGAACTGGTCCAGCGGCACCTCGTAAAGCTATGAAAAACGGCGGCATGGCGAAGAAAGGTTACGCTAAGGGTGGCAAGGTTCGCGGTGCAGGTATTGCGCGTAAAGGCACACGACCTTGTAAGATGCGATAACATGCGTCGTTACTATAAGTCAGGCGGGAAAATATGTGCCAAGGGTAAGGCGTGGGCAAAGCGCACCTTTGACACGTACCCGTCTGCTTACGCGAACATGGCGGCGTCTAAATACTGCAAAGACCCTAACTATGCTAAGGGTGCCAAAGGCAAAAAGGCGAAGAAGTAATGGGTGATTTGAAGAAGTGGCGAGATCAAGAGTGGGTTCGTATCGGTACCGATGGCGAAATCAAAGGCGAGTGCGGCACCTCTAAAGACAAAAAGAACCCTGACCGGTGCTTGCCTAGGAGTAAGGCGCAAAGCCTATCTAAGTCTGAACGTTCTTCGACAGCTAAAAAGAAGAAGCGTGAAGGTAAGAAAGGCAAGACTGTGGTCAAAAACACCAAGCAAGCGGAAGTAAAATTTCGCGAAGGTGGGCTTGCTCGTGGTAAGCGTTCCATAGCTCGTGGTTGCGGTGCTGTTATGGACAGCAGACGTAAAAAGACGTTGTATACGTAAGGAGAGAAACAATGGAAGTGTTCCAAAACGGAAGGTTTTCTACGGGAGAGCCGGTCTATCAGGTAGGCACTAAAAACGCAGACGGTACGTACGATACTGTTGTATACGACCTAATGACTAAAGAGCAGGCAGAGGCTAAACTAGAAGCAATGGGCGTTAAAAAACCCGTTGAAAAGAAGCCTGTAGCTAAGAAAAAAGCTCCAGCCAAGAAGAAATCTGCGAGTAAAAAGTAATGGCAACTTCAGGTACTACAGCATTCAACATGGACTTCACGGAGATCGCTGAAGAAGCGTGGGAACGTGCTGGCCGTGAAATGCGATCTGGATACGATTTGCGTACTGCACGTCGGTCCATGAACCTGATGACCATTGAGTGGCAGAATCGTGGGATCAACTTGTGGACAATTGACGAAGGCACTGTAAGCCTCGTTGCTGGTACGTCTGAGTACGATTTACCAGCAGACACCATTGACCTTCTTGAGCAGGTCATACGTACCGGTGCAGGCAACCAATCAACACAATCTGACCTTACGATAAGTCGTATTAGCGTAAGTACCTACGCGTCTATCCCAAACAAGTTATCGCGTGGTAGACCTATTCAAGTGTGGATAGAACGCCTACGTGACAACCCTAAGATCAACGTTTGGCCTGTGCCAGATACAAACGACTACACCTTTCGTTATTGGAGGCTACGCCGCGTCCAAGATGCGGGCGCTGGTTCCGAGACTTCAGACATGAACTTCCGCTTTTTCCCATGTCTTGTTGCAGGTCTTGCATACCACATCGCTATGAAAGTGCCAGAGCTTGCTGAACGCTTACCTATGTTAAAACAAGTATATGAAGAGCAGTTCGCATTGGCGGCGGGCGAAGATAGAGAGAAAACACCAGCTCGTTTTGTCCCTCGCGCTATGAGGATCTGAGATGGGCAATCGATTTGCGTCAAGTCAGAAAGCGCTCGGCGTATGCGATGTATGTGGTTTTACGTACAAACTGCGTGAGCTACGTAATGTTTACAAGAAAGGACGTGATACAAACATTAAATCATGTCCTGAATGTTGGGATGGGGATCACCCTCAGCTAAAGCTGGGAGAGTTTCCTGTTAATGACCCACAAGCGCTACGTGATCCACGTCCTGATTCCAATCAGTATGCGGCTAGCAGAGCGTTAATAGAGCCAGTCAAGCCGGTTGTCGGTACTGGATTTATAGGGCAAGCTACAGTTCAGATTTCGTAGGAGTAATTATCATGCGTAAGAAAGCACCAAAAGCTACTAAAAAGCCTAGCCAAAAGAATCGAAAAGTGAAGGTTCGAGGCACTGGCGCGGCTACAAAAGGACTTTATGCACGCGGTCCTATGGCGTAAATCATGAACTATACCGAGCTGAAAACTAACATTGAGGACATCACTGAAAACACGTTCACTGATGATCAGCTCGCTATGTTCACGGAACAGGCTGAACAGAAAATTTATAACACTGTTCAAATCCCCGCGCTTCGTAAGAACGTTACGGGGACGCTTACAGCGAGTAATAAATACCTAGCTACCCCCGCTGATTATCTGTATACCTATAGTTTAGCGGTTGTAGACGGTAGCGGTAATTATCATTTCTTGTTAAACAAGGATGTGAATTTTATTCGTGAAGCGTATCCAGTACAGACTACTACAGGATTACCTAAACACTACGCTAACTTTGATGATGATAGCTTTATTGTGGGACCAACTCCTGATAGCGGGTATACAATGGAGCTTCACTACGGGTATTACCCTGAGTCAATAGTAACGGCGGGTACTACGTGGTTAGGCGAAGAGTTTGATTCTGCGCTCTTGAACGGAGCGTTGGTAGAAGCCTTGCGTTTTATGAAAGGTGAGCCAGACCTCGTGCAGATGTACGAGCGCATGTACGTACAGTCGTTGAAGTTACTCAAAAACCTTGGCGATGGTAAACTTCGCGGCGATACTTATCGTTCAGGACAACCTCAGATACCTGTAACTTAGGGGATAAAAGATGGCAATTACTCAAGCAATGTGCACGTCATTCAAGAAAGCGCTTCTTGATGGCGAGATGGATTTTAGTTCAGACACGTCAGCAACGTTCAAAATCGCGTTGTTTACTTCGTCTGCAACACTCGGGGCGTCTACAACGGCGTACTCAACAACGAACGAAGTTTCAGGAACTGGGTATACAGCAGGTGGTAACACGTTAACTGTTGTGGCTCCCACGACGTCTGGGACTACAGCGTTCCTAGACTTTGCAGATACAACGTGGTCTACCGCAACAATCACCGCGCGAGGAGCATTGATTTACAAGTCGGGTGGTGGCGATCCTGCTGTTGCTGTCCTTGATTTTGGTGCCGACAAAACGTCTACCGCTGGCGACTTTCAGATTCAGTTCCCTACAGCCGACGCGAGTAACGCCATTATTCGGATAGCGTAATGCCCTCCTCTGTCACGTATACAGGGTGGGGTTCTACCGCTTGGGGCCAAGGCTCTTGGGGTACAGATCTCACCATTGTAAACGTCGATGGAGTAGGAGCTACCGGCGCAGTTGGCACTGTTGTTGTCGCCGCTGATGCCGATGTAAGTGTTACTGGATTAGAAGCTACTAGCGCACTTGGTAATGTTACCGTTACTGGTGCGGCTACAGTCCAACCATCAGGACTTGAAGCCACTGGTGGTATAGGAAACGTTCTTGTTGTTGCCGACGCTAATGTCGGCGTTACCGGTGTCGCCGGTACTTCCGCTTTAGGTTCTGTCACCGTTATCGCTGATGCAAATGTCAGCGTTACGGGTCTTTCTGCTACGTCTGCGCTTGGTACAGTCGTTGTCGCCGCTGACGCAAATGTCAGTGTCACAGGAGAAGAAGCTACCACAGCTCTTGGTTCTGTCACCGTCACAGGTGGTGCGAACGTATCTTCAACCGGTGTTGAATCTACAGGTGCGATAGGCACCGTCAGCGTTTCAGGCGATGCAAACCTCACAGTTACTGGCGTTGCAGGTACGACGGCGCTTGGTACGGTTGTTGCTACAGGTGACGCCATTGTCTCTCCATCAGGTCTTGAAGCTACCACTGGCCTTGGGGCTGTTGTTGTTACTGGAACAGCAAATGTATTCCCAACGGGATTAGAAGCTACTGGCGCTCTTGGTACGGTCGCTGTTGTTGCTGGCGCTAATGTAAGCGTCACAGGAGAAGAAGCTACCACGGCTATCGGCACTGTCGCTGTAACAGGTGACGCCATTGCAACTCCGTCAGGTCTCGAAGCGACCGGCGCAATCGGAACTGTTAGCGTAGGTGTTGTTGTTGATGTAGAAGTAACAGGAGTTGAAAGTACCGTAAGTTTAGGTACAGTAACTGTTACTGCTGGAGCAACTGCACTCCCAACAGGCGTAGAAGCCTCGGGTGCAGTCGGAAACGTGTTCATCTGGGGTGAAATACCTACAGATCAGACACCAGACTGGCAAGCGATTTCTGACGGACAAACGCCAACTTGGGGTAACATATCATCAGGCCAAACCCCAAATTGGCAGAACATTACAGATACGCAGAGTCCTTCTTGGGGTAATCTGGATACAGACCAGACGCCAAATTGGGACGATATAGCCGCTTGAGGACAAGAGAATGGCAACACAGTACACCAGCATACTTAAACTAGCGCTTCCCGTACAAGGCGAGCTTAGTGGTACTTGGGGCGATGTTGTAAACGACAACATCACTTCGATGGTAGAAGAAGCCATCGCAGGCCGCGCAGTCATCAATACATGGACCGCTAACTCTCACACACTAACCACTGCCGATGGCACGACTTCTGAGTCTCGTGCGGCAATTCTTACTTTGACTGATACTGGCACAGCGTTGACCGGTGCAGGCACTGTTGTTTGCCCAGCGGCGTCTAAGATTTATATCGTTGAGAACGGTACAGGCCAGACGATTACTGTTAAAACGGCTTCTGGTACCGGTGCCGCTGTACCTGATGGCAAGAACATGGTGGTCTTTTGTGACGGTACAAACGTCGAAGAAGGCATCACAAACATTAACAGCCTTACACTTAATGGCGACGGCGCTACCGTTTCAAGTATCAAAGATGAAGACAACATGGCGTCTGATAGCGCCACAGCACTCGCCACCCAGCAGTCGATCAAGGCGTATGTTGATTCTCAAGTCGCAGGTTCTGACACACTCTCTGAGGTTCTGGCTAACGGTAATACCACAGGCGGCACAGACATCTCGGTCTCGTCAGGCGACGACATCACCTTTGCTGACAACTCGAAGGCTATCTTCGGTGCTGGCTCTGACCTACAGATTTATCACAACGGTACTGGAAGTTACATAGAAGAAAACGGCACTGGTAATTTATTCATTGAAGCTACGAATCTTCGTATTAAATCAGCTTCTGGTGAAAACTATATTGCCGCAGACCAAGACGGTGCTGTTACTGCTTACTACGACAATACTGCTCGTCTAGCCACAACCGCCACAGGCATCGACGTAACTGGCACAGCTACTGCAACATCTTTTAACGGCTATTTAGAAAGCGGAGTTACAGCAACACCTACAAATTCAAGCAGTGCGACTATTTACACAACGTCAGGTAGTCACCCTGATTACGCTTCAACTGACTTAATTATTCAAGCAAGAAGCAGTGCGTCTCGTAGTATTTACATGCTTACTGGTACAACCACTCCTGTTAACAGACTTAAGGTTGACGGTGGCGGCGACATCAGCTTCTACGAAGACACTGGCACGACTGCAAAGTTGTTCTGGGATGCTAGTGCTGAGACTCTTGTTGTTACGGGGAGTGACGCAGGAACAGCAGGTATTTTTGTTGAATCTAGCACATCAGGTGTTGGCGCAAGACTAGACACTATTGATGCGACTACTTCTAATAGCGCAACTCTTACTAATAGCTTACTGCTAGATAGTGATAATCACGCAGTTATTAGAATAGATAGCAATAATAACGGCTCTGGTGATTTTTATATTACTGAAAGCAGTTCAGACACAGCGCGTTTACGTGTTGCTAATAACGGCGACGTGTCTTTGTTTGAGGACACGGGTACGACCGCAAAGTTTTATTGGGATGCTTCTGCGGAGTCGTTGGGTATCGGCACTAGCAGTCCTGAAGAAGCACTTCATGTTTCAGGTTCTTTTGGTGATGCAATTACATCTAAATTTGAAAACACAGGCTCTGCACTTTCATATATAGAATTTGAAAACAGTGCCGCAAGTGGTGCATTAATAGGCGCAAGAGGGCAACGGTTATCGTTTTTGCCTAACGGCACAGAAACAATGGTTATCGACTCTAGCGGAAACGTTGGTATCGGCACTGACAGTCCAACAGATATCCTTTCAGTGGGTACATTAGGGTCAGGCTCTAACTCAATTATTACAATTGGAGCCAGCACTACTGGAACTTCGTCTATCTATTTTGGAGATGGAGCAAGTGCGGCAAGATTCAGAGGGTACTTTGATTATGTACACTCTTCTGATTCATTAGCTATTGGCACAGCCGCCGCAGAACGCATGCGCATCGACTCTAGCGGCAGGGTTGGGATAGGTTTAACTCCGTCATCAAGCGCCCCTTTAACAAATGTTGATGCGGGTATACTCCAAGTAAACGGCAACATAGAGTTACGATTCGGAGGCACAAATGTTGACCCCGCTGGTGCTAAATATTTTAACATCGTTAATACAGACACAACATTAGTTGCAAATCAACCCTTAGGTGGATTGCAGTGGGTGGGATTAGATAGCACAAACCCAAATAGCAACATGGCTAGTATTACAAGTTATTGCTCAGGCAATGCAGGAACTACTGCTGATTTACGTTTTAAAATTGCCGGCTCAGAACGCATGCGCATCGACTCAGCGGGTCGGGTAGGTCTGGGGACTAGTTCGCCTAGTTCTTTACAAGCTGGAGCAGAAAATCTTGTAGTAGGTTCTGGCTCAGGCGATGAAGGAATGACTATTTACTCTGGAGCCGCCAATAGAGGGAATATTTATTTTGCAGACGGGACAACTGGTTCAGACCCATACAGAGGACAGATAAATTATTTTCATGATTCAGATTACTTAAGATTTGTAACAGCCGCCACAGAACGCATGCGCATCGACTCTAGCGGTACTGCCATGTTCAAAGGCGGTACAACAGACAACGCTATTCAAATATGGGAAAGCAACTCTGAAATAGCACGTATTGGTGGCTCTTCAGGCACTCTAAACTTTTTAGTAGGGTCTACTACTGAGTCACGCCTAGCTATCGACTCATCAGGGAATGTTGGTATTGGTACTAGCAGTATTGATTTAACGTCATCAGGTAGAACGGTTGTTCAGGTAGAAGGAAGTAGCAACGCACTTCTAAATCTAACTGATGGAACAAGCCGACTTTACTTGCATCAAAAAGGCGGAACTTCTGGTGCTGATATTTGGAATAGTGCAGATAGCTATATGCGGTTTGCTACTAACGACACAGAACGCATGCGCATCGACGCTAGCGGTAATGTGGGTATTGGCGTTGTACCCGAGTCTTACCAAGAACTTTATAGGGCACTGCAAGTTGGAAACACCGCGTTAATTGGTCGTCATTCTGGCGGCACCTCTGAAATGTATTTAACTGCTAATTCTTATTATGACGGAGCGTGGAAATACATCGTATCAGATGAAGCAAGCGTTATTTCGCAGTCAGCAGGGGTAATTAGTTTTTTAAATGCCGCATCAGGCACAGCAGATGCAACAATTAGTTGGTCTGAAGCCATGCGTATCGACTCATCTGGCAACTTGCTACACGGAATTACTGGCGTTCCGACAGGTGTTTTACTTGGTAAGCAACTTGTAAGCAGTAGCCCAACAGGCTCAGAAATTATTGCTTTTAGAGAAGATTCCTCTGTAGCTGTCGGTGACAAATGCGGTGCTTTTCTAATTGGCAACAGCGACACTGATGGAAATGAAGACCACTTTGTTGGGATGTGGGGCAAGACAACTTCCACTAACGGGGCGCAAAACCTGAACTTTGCCGCGGGTCGTTCTGGTTATGAAAGTGACTCACCTCAAATGACACTGGACTCTAGCGGCAACTTGCTGGTTGGAAAAACTGGTACTTCTTTTAGCACAGCAGGTAGCCGTTTAACTCCTGATGGAGGTGGACAGTTCGTCGTTGATGGTGCGGCTGGGGTTGAGATTAATAGATTAACCTCTGATGGGGACATTGTTGCGTTTTACAAGGACACGACGACAAAAGTCGGTAGTATTGGTAGTAGCAACGGCGGTGAACGCCTGTACATGGTTAATGACTCCACAGGTTTTTGTTTCTTGGGAGATTTTAGTCGAATACTACCTTGTGATTCCGCAGGAGCACCAAGAGATGCCGCCATTGATTTAGGGCAAAGCTCAGGTGGACGCTTCAGAGACCTTTACCTGTCAGGCGGTGTTCAGTTCGGAACCACTGGTGCGGCGGCACAGAATCTGGATGACTATGAAGAAGGGACGTGGACTCCTACGCTTTTAGCAAGTACAACGAACCCAACAACTTCTTCGTTAACTATACATGGCGCCACTTATACAAAAGTTGGTCGAACGGTTCATGTACAGGCGTACATAGTGGCTAATATTACAAATGTTGGTTCAGGAGATGCTCAGATAGGAGGATTGCCTTTTAACGTAGCGACTGGATACACGCCAGCAGTTTTCAAGCACGGAGATTTAATTGAATCTAATGGCGGTTATTTTAATAATGGATCAAATAACATAATTGCAATTAATGATTATACAACGAATGGCAAACCATACGCAGGAACAGGCAATAGGGGATTAATGATTTCTGGCACATACGAAGTATCTTAATTATCTCAAGTGGATTCTTGAGACGGACTAAAGGAGAAAGACCATGGCATTAACTAAAAGCGTAACAGCAGACAAAATTGAAGTAGTTCAAGGACAAGATGAGGATGGTAACGCTACTCAGGTTGTCCAAGTACGGACTGCTACTCGTGTACTCGAGGACGGTGCTGTAATTTCACAGTCGTATCACCGTCATGTAATTCAGTCAGGTGACGACTGGTCATCTGAACCCTCTAACGTGCAGGCTATCTGCAACGCAGTATTTAGCTAAGGAGAAAACTAATGGCTACATTCACATGGACCATCCCTACCGTAGAACACGTTATTGCTGATGGCGGCATCAATATCGTTCATTGGCGTTGTAACGCGGAGCAAACAGAAGGATCTGGTGACGACGCTGTGACTTACACAGCTTCAAGCTACGGCACGGTAGGTTTGACCTACGATGCCTCTAGTTCTGATTTCACGCCCTATGATGATGTAACTGAGTCGCAGGCAGAAGGCTGGATTTGGGCAAATGGTGTTGATCAGGACGCAACAGAAGCGGCTCTGCAAGACAATATCAACGCTCAGATTAATCCAACTGAGGCATCTGGCACGCCTTGGTAATTAATTAACCACAACTAGGAGTAACGACGATGGGAAAAAATGAAAAGACCCCAATCACCGTGAACGACAAAGAGTACATCCTTGAAGATATGACCCCGCAACAACAAGCGATGGTCAACCACATCAACGATCTTGATCGCAAGTTATCCAGTGCGCGTTTTAACGTGGACCAATTGGCCGTAGGTAGAGAAGCCTTCGTAAATCTTTTGGCTCAATCACTGGACCAAAGTGAGGAGATCACCGATGAGGATTACGAAGAAGTGTCTGCTGACCCTGCTGATTAGTCTCTCAAGTTCTGCCTTCGGGCAGGACACCCCCAACATCGATCCAGTTCCCGACGTTGACCCAGCTCCAGTAAGGGACGATGGTGAGTACGAGCCGGATTTCGATGGTGGTGGAGATGACACTAATATTGAGGGCGACCTAAACACGTCGAACTCAAACAACAACAACGTCAGCAAAACGTATAACGGTGCGGGTAGTCGCTCTATGCCTGCAAATACTGCTGTAGCACCTTCTCTCATGAGCACAGGGCAACAGTCATGTCTTAAGTCGATATCAGGTGGCTTACAGTTAGTTTCTGTAGGTATATCGTCTGGTAAATACGTACAAGATCCTGAGTGTAATCGCCGTCTAAACGCCATTACCCTGTCAAATATGGGCATGAAAGTGGCCTCTGTCAGTTTGATGTGCCAGAATGCTCAGGTATGGAGAGCCATGTTTATGAGCGCAACTCCATGCCCAATTATTCGGTCTGGCAGATTACTCGTGGGTAAAACCGCCATACTAGCGATCAAACAGAATCCAGATATGTGGATTCCTGACTATGAAGAGGACAAGGCTTTTTACGATGAGCTTTTAGCCGGAGGGGGCGATGACAGCGGCGAGCAAGAGTCTAATAGTGGTAGCCTTAGCGAGCGCTTCCGTTCAACTAAACGCAACCGAGATTGACGATTTAGTTGACACCTCTCAAAGCATTCGTGACACCTTCGCTTACGGCATCAAGACGATTGCAGGAGGTGAATCTTACGCTGGAGAAGGTTACATCGCTCCAGCTATGGCCGAGAACGGTTACATCAGTAAGAGCCAACAAGACGCCTACAACCAAGCCGTTGCCGCAGTTCAAGCGGCTACTTACTCTTACGACCCCAATGCGGATCAATACTTTCAAGACCAAGCCGACCAAGCTATGGATCAGGTGTCAGAAATGATCGACGCCTATGTCGATGCGGCACAGCAGATTATTATGGTTGCGACTGTTAACGAGATGGCGCAAGACGCGCAGTCTGCACCGGATGAACGAGAGGCTATGGCTCTTCAGGAGTTTATGGGCGCTAACGATGTAACCCTGCAAGATCAAGAGATAGAGGCGTATAACGATGCGTTGTCTAATACTGAACAAGCAATACAGGTAGCCGCCGCATACATGGCAGTTGCTAACGATGAAAACTTACTGAATCAAGCAGATAATATGGCTAGAGAGTACAACGTAACCTTTGAGGAGGCCGCGTCTGTTTTCTTTGACTTAAACACACAAGCCGTTTGGGTGTCGTTTGATGGCGGTAGTACCATCCAAGGTTTGCAAGTAGGTAACTACTTTGTTGCCGCAGAAGACGTGTTAACACGTGCTGAGACACAGGAATTTTGGACTACGAGCCCGGAAGGTGGTTGTTATTTCGCGGAAAATCAAGAGGAGTGCTTGAGCGGTGGCCCTTGAAGATTTAGAAGTTAATGTCGGCGGGACGTCTATTAAGGGCGTTTGGATCGCTATTGTGTTCACTTTTGGCTCAACAATTGGGGGCGGAATCTGGGCGGCATCTCAGTTCTTTTCTCAGCTTAACGAGCAAAGCGAAGCGGTTATTGCCGCTACCACGCAAGCAGAAGGTTTGGCTACACGCTTTGATGACCTTAGAGAATCAAATACTACTCGATTGCAGGCGATGGACGTGAAACTGTCGAATATGGAGCAAGCCATGACTGCGGCAGACGTTGAAAATCTGCAAGGTAAGCTAGCAGAACTTGGCGCGAACCTCGTGCAAATTATGGATGCACAGCAAGAGCTACTGGACTTACGTGATCGTATCAGTACAGTAGAGAAAACGTCATCTGAAACAGAATTACGCGTAACTGGTAAACTAGACGCTCTTTCAACAATAGATGATCGAATTTCTAGGTATGAACGTGACATGGATGACTTATGGACGGCCATCGATGCAACAAACCCGCTAGGTGGTAATTGATGGACACAGCACAAGAAGCATTAAAAAGAATTGAAATACACCAAGCTGAGTGCGAGGTGCTTCGTAAGTCTATAGACGATAGGCTCGACCGAATTGAGAAACGCCTTGATGACGGCGGCGGACAATTTAAGCGCCTCGAACGTATGATCTGGGGCAACACGGTTCTCGTGGTCAGCCTACTAAAAGGTCTGGAGTATTTAGGATGAACTTCGATAAGGTAAAAGGTTTAGTGGGCTCTCTTGCCCCCACCCTTGGAGCCGCTCTGGGTGGCCCTGTAGGTGGTGCGGCGGCATCGATGCTTGCGGATGTTTTAGGTTGTGACCCCGCTCCAGCCAAGATTGAAAAGGCACTGGCGCAAGCAACACCAGAGCAGTTAGCTGAAATTAAGAAAGCAGAATTAGACTTTGAAGTTCGCATGAAAGAACTAGAAGTAGACGTCTTTGCGTTAGAAACCGCTGATACTCAGGATGCCAGAAAAAACTTTTCTAAAGATTGGACTGCACGTGTTATCGGTTTAATCATGGTGCTTTTCTTTTGTGGGTACGTTGGCCTAATTACGCTCTTACCACCAGAACAAAATTCTATGGAATTAACGAATCTCGTGATGGGTTACCTAGGTGGCCTAGTCAGCGCAGTAGTGAGCTTCTATTTTGGGTCGAGTCAGAATAAAGGATAGCGCATGAATAAGCTGGTAAAGCAATTAAAGCGGCACGAAGGTGTTCGCACTCATGCGTATAAGTGCAGTGCAAATATGATCACTGTGGGCGTGGGTAGAAACATAGACGAGAACGGCGGTCTTGGCTTGTCTGACGATGAGATCGACTACCTCCTTGAGAATGACATCAAAAGATGTAAGCAAGAGCTGATTGCACTACCTTGGTTTGTGGACCTCGATTCGGTACGTCAGGACGCGATTATCAACTTGTGTTTCAATCTAGGTATGACGCGCCTGCTGGGTTTCAAGAACGCTCTAGCGGCAATGGAAGCAGGAGATTACCCGAAAGCCGCCGACGAATTTTATGATTCACGCTGGGCTAAACAAGTAGGATCACGTGCGGACGAAGTTTGTGAAATGATCCGTACAGGTCGGTACGGAGAAGGGTATGCGTAATACTGTAGAAGCTCGTGACGTAGATGGAAATACCGAACCAACACACACAGTAGAAGTTGTTTGTGCACATTGTGGCTACGACCTTGACGAAGCCGAGTTAGAAGCCGACACTTGTTCAGATTGTGGTCAACCTCTTAACTTAAAAGAGAGCGTATCTATACAAGTAACCACGTTGCCACCGGTATTCGGCGACACTCTATAGGTGCGATATGGCGTTAAAAAAATTAGCTTTCAAGCCGGGAATCAATCGTGAAGTAACACGGTACACCAACGAAGCTGGTTGGTACGAGTGCGACAAAGTGCGGTTTCGGCAAGGGTATCCCGAGAAGATTGGTGGGTGGGAACGTATTTCCGTGTCTACCTTTCAGGGCGTATGTCGCTCTTTATCTAACTGGATAACCCTTGGGAGCATCAACCTCATTGGCGTAGGTACGCACCTTAAGTTCTATCTAGAGCAGGGTGGCGGCTACAACGATATTACGCCGATTCGAGAGACCACCGCCGCCGGTGCTGTGACCTTTGCGGCTACTAACGGTTCAGCCACACTGACAATCACTGATGCCGGTCACGGTGCACGTGAAGGAGACTTTGTTACGTTTAGTGGCGCAGTAACACTAGGTGGTAACATTACTGCCAATGTGTTAAATGCCGAATATCAGGTTGTTACTGTACTCGACGCTAACTCCTACACCATAACAGCTACAGCTACAGCCAATGCGTCCGACACAGGTAACGGCGGGTCTTCAGTGGTTGGTGCGTATCAGATACGTACAGGTGAGCCTTACGAAGTGCCTCTTTCCGGTTGGGGCGGTGGTACATGGGGTGCCGGTGTATGGGGCACAGGTGGCATTTCTACCGAAGCTATTCGTCTTTGGAGTCAGTCCAACTTTGGTGAAGACCTAATATTTGGACCGCGAGGTGGTGATATCTTCTACTGGGATGCAACCAACGGCGTAGAGACTCGGGCTGTATACCTAAACACGCTATCAGGTGCGTCGAATGTACCCACCAAACAAAACTTTATTCTTGTATCTGACGTTAGCCGGTTTGTCTTTTGTTTCGGTTCAAACTCGCTGGGCTCTGCAACGTTCGACCCTATGCTGATTCGGTGGTCTGATCAAGAAGACCCTGCAAATTGGACGCCAGCGGCTACAAACCAAGCAGGTGACCTACGACTATCCAAAGGCACAGAAATCGTAACGGCCAAACAGTCACGCCAAGAGGTGCTCGTTTGGACTGATTCTTCTGTGTATTCGCTTCAATACCAAGGCGCTCCGATTGTTTGGGGCGTGCAGTTGGTAGGCGACAATATCTCTATTGCCTCTCAAAACGCGGTTGGGTTTTCTGGTGGCGTTGCCTATTGGATGGGCAAAGACAAGTTCTATTCCTACGATGGACGTACGCAAACGCTACCTTGTGACGTTCGGCGGTTTGTATTTAACGACTTCAACGAGTTGCAGTACGACCAAGTATTTGCAGGTACAAACGAAGCGTTCCACGAGATATGGTGGTTCTACTGTTCGCAAAACAGCCAAACAATTGACCGATATGTTGTCTACAACTACCTCGAAAAAACGTGGTACTACGGCACGATGGCGCGTACAGCTTGGCTTGATTCTGGACTGCGTGACTACCCACTAGCGGCTTCATACACATACAACTTGACCAACCACGAGTTTGGCACCGACGACAACGAGACAGGCACCCCTGTGCCGATTTCAGCGTCCATCACGTCTGGGCAGTTTGATATAGACGACGGTGATCGGTTTGCGTTTATTTGGCGCTTGATGCCGGATATGACATTTGATGGCTCTACGACGGACGATCCCCATGCCACTATGAGCCTGTTGCCGTTGGCTAACTCTGGTTCGGGTTACAACAGTCCTACATCTGAGGGAGGGTCCAACTCTGGTACGGTAACACGTACGGCTACAGTGCCTATTGAGAAGTTTACAGGGCAGGTAAACACACGCGTGCGTGGCCGTCAGATGTCTATCAAAGTTGAATCAGATTCTCTTGGAGTTCGATGGCAATTAGGTTCACCACGAGTGGACATGCGCCCTGACGGGAGGCGCTGATGGCTAACGAATTAGAGCGTCCTGCTCCTCCAGCGTTGCCTCTTGCAACCGAGACTTACGACCGCCCGTTTATGGACCAGAACAGCAATGTTCTGCGGCTGTTCTTTACACGCCTTATAAACGCGTTTGATAACTTAGTCAGCACTGAAGGCGGTGGCAAGTTTCTTCATTTTCCGTACGGTGTTTTTTACAGCACCGTAGACCAAACAGCGGCAAACCCCAATACAGGTTATGCAGTTACGTTTAATACGACACGCGCTAGTAGTGCAGTTACTGTTGCAAGTAACTCTCGCCTTACTGTTAGTAACGATGGGGTGTACCACGTAAAAACAACACTGCAACTTGAGTCTACAAACAGTTCCTCTAAAACTGTGTCTATTTGGTTGGCAATAAACGGCACGGCACAGATTAACAGCGCACACGAATACGTTATTTCAGGGTCTGGTAACAAAGACATAGCCAATTGGAACAGTTCATTAGCGCTTTCCGCTAACGATTATATGGAAATATTTTGGGCTACGGATAATGTAAACGCTACACTTAGCGCAAGTGCCGCTTCCTCACCTCGCCCCGCTGTTACATCCGCATCGGTTGCGGTAACATTTGTTAGTAACACATAACGGCTGGGTATCGTATGGCGTATTACGTAGGTACAAAAGAGTTTCCCAGCATTACTGCGGCGCTGGGGTACCTGCGTGCAAATAGACCGCCCGGTCTCGGAATTACGACAAAGCCGGTAGGCGGGAAACCTGCGCCTATTACAAAACAACCTGCGCCAGCTCCTGCTCCGCCTGTAAAAGGAGCACCCCCGCCAAAACAAGCGCCTATTGTGCGCCCTCCTGCGCCAGCTCCTGCTCCTGCTCCTGCTCCTGCTCCTGCGCCAGCTCCTGTTAGGTTTCCTACACCACCACAAAATGAACGAGAAGATAGAGAACTACAGGAACGTATTCGTGCAGAGGCCGAAGCCAGACGTGTTGCCGAGGAAGAAGCTAGGCGTAGAGCCGCTGAAGAAGCCGCCAGACGACGCGCAGAGGAAGAACAGCGTAGACAGCAAGAAGAAGCCAGACGTGCCGCAGAAGAAGCTGAAGCCGTTGCCAGAGCTGAGGAAGAGGCTAGACAACGTGCTGAAGAAGCCGCAAGGGTAGCCGCTGAAGCTGAAGCACGACGCCAAGCGCAATTAGAAGCACAGCGTGCGGCAGAAGCCAGACGTATTGCTGAGGAAGAAGCGGAGCGTAGGAGAGCGGAAGAAGAAGCCGCCAGACTTCGTGCAGAAGAAGAGGCGCGTCAACGTGCGGCAGAAGAAGCCGCAAGGGTAGCCGCTGAACGCGAAGCCGCCCGTATCCGTGCCGCACAGGAAGAAGCTCGACGTCAAGCAGAAGAACGCGCACGTAGAGAAGCTCAAGAAGAAGCTCGACGTCAAGCTCAAGAAGAAGCTCGTTTACGTGCAGAGGCAGAAGCAGAAGCTCAACGGCAAGCAGAGGAAGCCGCGAGACTTGAAGCTGAACGTGAAGCCGCTCGTATCCGTGCAGAAGAGGCTGAAAGACAACGTGCGGCAGAAGAGGCTGAAAGACAACGTGCAGAAGAAGCTGAAAGACAACGTGTAGCGGAAGAACTTAGACGCCAGCAAGAAGCGGCAGAGGCTATTCGCCGTGCAGAGGAAGCTCAACGCGCCGCTGAAGCCGCCGCTAGACAACGTGCGATAGAAGAAGCTAGACGTCAAGCAGAAGAACAACGTAGAGCCGAAGAAGAAGCTAGACAGCGTGCGGCAGAAGAAGCCGCTAGACGCCAAGCAGAAGAGGCCCGACGCCAAGCCGAATTAGAAGCGCAACGTGCGGCAGAAGAGGCGAAACGTAGACAGCAAGAAGAAGCCGCAAGAATAGCCGCAGAAGAAGCCGCTAGGCGTGCAGAAGAAGCCCGTGCCGCAGAAGAAGCGGCCCAACGTGCGGCAGAAGAAGCCGCTAGACAACGCGCCGCAGAAGAAGCTCGTATCCGTGCAGAGGAAGAAGCGGCTAGACGTGCCGCAGAAGAAGCAGAACGTGCCGCCGCAGAGGAAGCACAACGCCGTGCCGAAGAGGCTAGACGTGTAGCAGAAGAGGAAGCTAGACGTCGCGAAGAAGCTGAAGCTGAAGCGGCTCGACAACGCGCGGCAGAAGAAGAGGCTGAAAGACAACGTGCCGCAGAGGAAGAATCCCGTAGAAATGATTCTGACACCGCGCCGGGGGACGACTCCAGAGAAGGTGGTACAACGTTTCCTCCTACATCTGAGCCTGAACCAGCACCGCCGACAGGGGGGCCAAAAGGATGTCCAGAAGGTTACTTCTATTCTGAGGTAACAAAACAGTGCGAGCCTACGAAACAGGCACCGCGCGAACCAGAGCCAGAGCCAGCGCCAGAGCCAGCGCCAGCGCCAGAACCTGCTCCAGAACCTGCGCCGGATGATGACGACGATGACATAGATATCTGGGACGTATTATTGCGTGATGATACGGGTGTTATTAGTGGTATCCCAAGTGATTGGCAGTCTTCAAATCCTAACGATAGACGTTCACGTGTTTTACAGTGGCGTTCTTCTTCTGACTTTTATCCTGAAGGGCATGAATTTGCAGGTATGGATGTCAAAGACGAGGTTCGTGCTGTTTACGGCTTAGACCCAGAAGATCGTGTAACTGGTGCCCAGCAAAGGGGTCGTATGCGTATGCGGCGCACGTACGATAGAAACTTTGCAGGTTTAAATCGGTACCTTGTAGAAAACAGCCCGACATTTACTGACTACATCGAAGTTGCTAACCAAGCGTACGCTCAAATGCTCGACGCAGGGTTTGAGCAAAGAACGTTCTACGGACGACGACCCAGCTCTGCTAACCCGCTCAATGCTTTTGACGACTTAGTTGAGCTTCATATGCTTCAAAACGCCTCTGATTGGGGCGACTCTATTTTCAGAGCAGATCCTGATGACAGACGAAGAATTCAGCTAAGAAACCTAGGCCGTTTTAACGGTGCTTACAACGGTGTCTTGGGTGTGCTTGGTCTTGATCTTGCTGACTGGGAGCTAAAAACCGACGACAACGCCCAAGCAGGTCTAGGCGATTTTGGTAAATATTCGTGGAAACTACGCGAAGATTCTAACTTCCAAAGAGCTTTCAAAGGCGTCGTAATGGGCGCAATTTCGATGGGTGTAGGTGCCGCAGGAGGCGCTCTTCTAGGACCAGTTTTAGCGTCAGCCGGTATACCTGCATGGGCGGCAACCGCAATAGGCTCGGCGACTGGAAACGCTGTAATGACAGGTGCAATCACGGGCGATTTCAATCCCGATGATTTCCTACAAAGTGTTGTCATGAGTAGTTTGGGTGACTTATTTAACCAAGCGGTAGCAGACGCAGGTGGAGACATAGCCGAAGCACTGGGAGTCGATGGTGCGCTTGATTCTATAAGTGCATGGTTAGAAGAACATGGGCCTCGTTTTATAGGTACAAGCGAAGCCACGATGTCTTATATGGACATTCTTAATACCATTACAGATGGGGTAGCAAGCGTTGCCGAAACAGGAATCAACGGTCTTATCGGTGCCGCAGGTACAATATTAGGTCCAGTATTTACTGCGGGTGTAGAGCTACTTGAAGCATTAGGTTTTGATCTTGGTAGTGCTGATGCCACTGTAATTATGAATATCGCCGCTGATGCGGCTCAGGGTGCATTTGAAAGTATTAACGACTTCGCCGAAGCAATAGCTATGGCCTCTGGTGGTGAATTTGAAAGCGGTAGCGCGTTCCTCGATGCGGTTAACAACGTAGAAACTCTTAGAAACGCTTTTGAAAACGGTCTTAATCTACTGAACGAAACAAACCCTGATTTAGATTGGCGAATACCAGACTTAGAACCCCCACCGGAAGACGAAGATCAAAGACCGTCTGACTTAACAGAAGATAGCGTTTTTGAAATGCTTTCTGACATCATGATTGGAGAGCAAGGTTTACCTGAAGGTACTCCTGCAAGTGTTATAGCCGCTGTAAATAACGCAATCGAAG